TCCGCGATGGCCCGCGCCTCGCTCTCATCCTTGACGGTGCAGGCAATCTCGTCGTGAACCTGGAGCTGGACGAAGTGCCCGGCCCGGTCGATCTCGACGATGGCCTTCTTGGTCTGGTCGGCCGAGGAGCCCTGGATGATGCGGTTCAAGGTCTTGTGAGTCCACCTGTAGCCACCCTTGCCACCGCTCTCTGGCTCGAAATTGAGGCGGCGTCCGAGAATGGTGGTGATGTAGCCTCGTCCATCGGCGATCTTGGTGGCCTCCTTGGCCAGAGCTCCGATGTGAGGCGCGTTCTCATTGAATTGATCGAGGATGCGCTGTCCCTCCTCGCCAGCCGCGCGCCAGCAGAAGCCTGCCACCTCGTTGTTCCGGCGGAAGGCGTCGGCCTCGGTCTCAAAGTATTCGATCACGCGCGTCCGGTTGACATCCTTGTAGGCCACCGCGTACCGAGTCGGGAGGCCGAGGTCGTCGCAGAGCTTGGCCCCGCCCTCGCCGTAGCACAGGCCGAGGTAGATGATCTTGCAGCTCGTCCGCGCCGCCTTGTAGGCGTCCTTGTCGGCCTGGGCCACCCACTCGTCACCGAAGACGATGCGGGTCATCATGTCATGGTTATCAGCGTTCGGATCGTCGTTGTAGACCTTGGCCGCCCTGAGCGCCGACTCGCGAATGTGAGCGTGGTCGAACGGGAAGGAGGCGGCGAAGTGCGTCGTCCAGCGAGGCTCCTGCTGGCTGTAGTCGTTCGAGGCCCAGAGGCCCCACTCCTCGGGGAGGTAGCTCTTCCGCCAGGGCTTGGCGAACTCGTCTCTCGACGGCTGCTGCTGGAGGTTCGGGTCCGAGCAGGAGAGGCGACCGTACCGGGCACCGCCCTCGTCGCCGCGAATCTGGTTGAAGGTGCAGTGAATGCGACCGTTGACCATGTACCGTCGCACGGACGCGGCGAAAGTCGTCCGGAGCTTGTTCACCTTGCGGGCGCGAGCCAGATGCTTGGCCACCGGGTGGTCGATCCCAGAGAGGAAGTCCTTGTCGATCGAGTCCTTCCCCTGGGCCGTGATGGGGATCTCCAGGCCGATCCTCCGGAGGGGCTCCGCCATGGCCTCTCCCTTCCAGACGTTGCCGAAGCCGACTTGGTAGCCAGTGATCCGCTCGACCTCGTTCAGAGCCTTGTGCTCCTCCTCCGAGGCCCAGTTCTCCATGGTCTCGAGCTGCTGGAAGTCGATCCGGATGCCCCGCCGCCTCATCTTCACGAGCACGGGCGTGACTTGGGACTCCAGGTTGTAGATGTCCCAGAGGTCCATAGCGTCGATGCGCCGCTCCTGAAGGCGCAGGATAGTCAGAGGGAGGGCCGCGTCGGTGGCGGCGTATTGCCCCACGTACTGCCCAGGGAGGCGCCAGAGGCCGCTCTTGGGGTCCAGACCATAGGCCCGCGCCGCCTCCTCCAGCATGGCCTGGTCCTTGGTGCCGACGCTCAGGCGCTCGGCGATGGACTTGAGGGAGTAGGACTGGTGGAGCTCGTAGATGAGCGGGTCGGCGATCTGGACGTCTCGAATCCACTTGGCCTGGTCAAAGTTCCCGCCCTCCTCCATGAGGTAGTCGAGATCGTACTGGATGTTCGCTCCGACGACGATGCCCTTGTAGTTCCGGGTCTGGTCGCGGAGATACTGGAGAGCCGCCTGGGTGTGCTCCATGTTGCCACCGCCCTCGTGGCGGAGCGGGACGTAGTAGCTCGGCCCATCCTCGAAGGCGAAGCTGTAGCCGACCATGTAGTTCCCAGGACGGCGGACGCCGATGCCCAGCGTCTTCAGGTCCTCGTCCCTGGTCTCCACGTCGAAGCCGACTCGCTTCGAGACGTTCCAGTCGGGCGGAAGGTCTGAGAGAGCCGGGATCTTCCACGTGCACTCGGGAGCGATGAGCGGGAGTTGAAGCCCGCCCACGCTGCGCATTGTTGACTTCTTGGCCATCAGATCGCTACAATCGTCATCCGCTCTTTGCTGATCCGAGCGTAGATCGGTGCCAGCTCGGGGTTGTTGACCAGAAGCTCGGAGGAGTTGCATGCCTTGACATGCCCATCCTTCTTGTACTCCCGGAACATCTGATAGATGCGGTTGTAGAGCAGATCCTTGATGGGGGTGCTGTAGTTGTCGACCGGGATGCGCTCGATCCAGCCTGGCACATAGCGATTGGCGACTTGCATCATCACATCAGCCGTGTAGCCCCACTCTGCCCACCTGTCGCTCTCGGCGAGCATCGTGTCGAAGGAGACAAAGTGACGCTGTCCTGTGCAGAGCACATGGCAGAGCACCTCGATCAAGAACGGGTCCTTGCGCCACGGTATGTTCTTGGGGCGCGGTCGGTCATTTTCATTCCCCACCGCGTGCTCGTAGTTGCGCACCTCTGGGACGCGCTGATCTCCTGGAACGACTCTTGTCATGTCAAACCTCCTTCTGCAATTCCTTCATGTGTGCGAGCGCCTGGTCGTAGTCCATGTGATACACGATGCTCTTGATGATCACATGCTCACGGAAGGTGAGATTGTTGGCCAGCGCGTACTCCTTGAGCTTCATCTCGCGGAACGAGTCGGACTCCTTGGAGAGGCGGCCCTCGATGCGGATCGGGAAGTTGCGCGCGGTGAGCTCCTCCATCAGCTTCTCGATGTAGTGGATCGCCTTGCCGATGTCCTCGCCCCGGTTGCCCTTGCGCCGCGTGACGTACTTGGTCGAGCAGCCCTCGAGGTAGTGGAGGCCGAAATCCAGGACCAGGTCCCAGTGCTGATAGCCGGACTTGTAGTGCTTCCCGCCGACTTGCTTCTCGTTGGCCTTGCTCTTGACACCAGCCTCGTAGGTGCTGCGGTCATCCTCGTAGTGGGTCATCGTCTCTTTCTCCTTCTCGAACATGATTGGATGAAGGCGCTTGCGGGCCTTCTCTTGATTGCGATGCGCGGCCTGCTCGGCCTCGCGACGCTTGTTCGCATGATATTGCTCAATGCTGCCGCCGATGTCGTAGTGCTCACCCATTCTGCATCTTCCCGATGATGTCGCGCAGCACAGGCCCCTGGGACACCAGAGGCTCGATCTGCCGCAACGCGCTGTAGACGTCGGCAGCCGGATGCGGGAGGCCCATCGTCTCGATGTAGCCCTCGATCTCGACCTTGGACACCTGGACGAACTTGTTCCCGATGAACCACTGGTCGCGGCACCAGAGCCAGAACTCGAGCCAGTCACAGGCCTTGAGCTTCCGGTGGTCCTCCGGGTTGAGCGTGCCCAACTCGGGGAGATCGAGGCGGTTCAGGCACCTGTCCTCAATCTGCGTCAGAGACTCCTTCAACCCTGGGACCGCGCGCATTGTCGGGGCGGGGATGTCACCCACCCAGAACTCTGGGATGTCGTGGGTCAGGCAGTGGATCCCAAGACGAGGGAAGTCCTCTGGCCAGAGCTGATACATGAGCATGGCGACGCCCCAGGAGTGGGCGGCGTTGCTGTAGGAGCCCTGGTGCGGGATGCTGTGGCACCGCTCCACCCGGCCCCCGGCGCGAGCGCCGAGGATGGCGTAGGCCTTCGAAGTTGCCTCATACATACTATAGGAGCTCCTTGTCACTCTCGAGCCAGGCGGCGAGTCGGCGCTCGAGCCACTCCACCCCGGCCTTTCGCCAGTCTGATGCCCGACACTGCGTCGTCAGTATCTCAATTGCTTGGTGATAGCGGTTCGGGTTGGTTCGGTCGCGGTAGGCCTTGTGAGCCATATACATCGGCGTGACCACCTGCCGGAAGAACGGATCGCGGAAGCCGACGATCGGCCCCTCCTTCATGAATATGCCCAGGTCCTGGAACCAGACGTCCGGGGCCACGCTCATGATCGGGAACGGCTCCACCTCCTTGAGCTCGTAGGGGTCCCAGGGACGGGTGGTGCTGTAGGGGTCGGGTGACTCCATCCGGAGCTCCTCGACCTTCTTGTAGGTGTCGTGGTAGGCGTGGAGATTGCTGCTCACCTGCCAGTAGCCACCCACTGGGACACCGACCATCGCTGCCACCACCTCCTGGAGGAAGCTGAAGTGCACCGCGTTCGCGCCGAGCGCGCCCCAGACCAGGTCGTTGGATCGGTTGTGAACGACCATGTCCAGCGCCCCGAGGAAGTTCACCTGGAAGGTGAGGCCCACGTTGCAGGGGAAGTCCTTCCCATCCTTGGCCAGGTCGTGCTCGGGATCCCACATGGCGATGTAGACGCGACGGTTGTTGTGGTCGCGCTTCAGCTCCTCGACGGCCATCATCAGCTGGTCCATCTGGAAGTGCCGACGCCAGCGGTGACCGTAGGCCCCGTGGAACGTGAGGCCATTGTCGCTGTACCGCTTGATGCCGCCGCTGTAGGTGTCGATCCAGGCGACGTCATTGCGCCCGTTGATCATCCACAGGCACTCCATGAAGTGGAAGAAGGGATTGGCATCCCGCTCTGGCCAGAAGATCACCCGCTCGGTCGGCCGGGCGTAGACGATCGTGGCAGGCATGGGGAACATG